CCGCTTAATTGTGAAATAGCAACTTTCTTAGTTTCGCCACCTTGTACAATTGGGATTACTTCTGTACCTGCTAATGGTAAAGACGCAGGGTCTAATGCACTAATTTTTTTATCTGCCATTATAATATAATTTTAAATCCGTTTTCTAATAATAAATAAAACCCATCTTCTTGCAATAAGTAACTTGCACCGCCAAACCCTGCATCTTCTAAATTATTAATAAAGAAACTGCTTTTTTCCTCTTTGCCGTCAAAGGTAAAACTCATTCCATTGCTATCACTTTTTCCGCTACCGCTTGTGTAGTCTATTTTGCTACATTCTAATCCTTTGTAAAGTCCGTAAATTATAAATTTATAATTATTATCCTGTACGATAATTCTATAGTCTTTTTTTACTAATTTAGTAAATTCAAAGTCAAATTTAGGAATTGTAAAACTTATACTTTGATTCCAAAATTTACCGCCTGCGTCCTCTTCTTGTTTTTCGCTTTGTGTAATCGTTAAAGGATTTACTTCAAATATTTCTGTTTGCGGAAACGAAACCAAAACTTTATCGTTTACAATAATATCACTACGATTATATTGTACGTATGGAAACAACCAAAGACGCTTAATACCTCCTTGACTATCTTTACATTTGCGTCTTATAGTTTCCATCCTGCACTTAAATTAGTTTGTGTGTTGTGGCATCTTTTATATTCAGTTACGCTTGTTTTACAAATAAATTTATTCCAACGTATAACAAAACTTTGAGCGATATTAGAATATTTTCCTGCTAAAGTTCGTGCTTCTTGGTTATTTACTACTTCTTTATTATCTGCCGTATGTTTAAACAATCCACCATTAGCAACCATATAACTACAAATTTCAATATATTGAGCTACTGCCTCGTGTTTTAAAATTGGCACTACAAAATCGTTATAAATAGTTAAATAAACACCTGCTAAAGTTCCCGCTTCTGCATCTGCTAAAATTTTATTGTATAAATCAGTAGTCAATAATGGTTCAATGGTAGATAATTGCACTTGCTCAATGCAAAATCTATACTTATCAACGTCAATATTACCATCTAATATTGAGTTTTTAATCATTTCTTGTGGCGTAATTAATAAGTAATCCATTATCTTTTATTTATAAATCCATTATTCGGCATATCGTTTGGCTTTTGGTACACTTTACTACTTAATGAAGGTAGTATTTCGCCCTCTTTTCGTGCTTGTGCTGGCGTTATTTCTTGCGCATTAGGGTTATTTACATCCGCTTTTAGTTGGTAGGTTTCACGTGTCCAATAATGTTTGCATCTCGCACCGCCTTTATAGAGTAAAATATCGTAAATATTACTACCATTTTCTCCAAATCCTGCATTAACTACTTGCGAACTCATTTTATTTATGTCCTCTAAACGATAAAGTTTATTTGCACTAATCATTTTTTTACAAAATTCTCTACTATTTGAGTTGATTTGTCCTGTATAACGTAAACGGCTTTTAAACTTCTTACCATCGATTGTACTTTTAGCGTTTGGTATTGCAGTTCCTGTACTTGCTAATTGAATTACTTCACTATCTACTAACTCCCATTCGTCTGTTATATCTTCACCTAAAGAAATTAATTCATCAGCTATAAAACTATCTAAATTATCTTCTTTGTGTTCTCTCATTGCTACAGAAACCTCATCAGTAAGCGGTTTAAAATATAAATCTAAGTTAATGCCATAATCAACTAAAACCTCTTTTATACAATCTAAAATAAAGTTTTGTCGTGGTGCAATAACACGCTTTACAAGTTGCGCCTCTGCTGTGTCTAATTCATCCGCATTATTACCAAAACCTGTATTATCTTTAATACCGAAAAGCATAGGCGACACAACTCTATGCGCCATCATAATTTTCTGTCTACTCTCTTCACTTAAGAAAGTCCATTGTTTATGACTATCATTAACCTGTAAAGACGTTACGGTTATCTCAGCGTCACGCCCATTGAACGATAATACAAATTTACCAGCGTTACTACTTCCTGTTAATTTTTGTTTAATCTTACGTTCTATTTCGTCCTTTTCTTCTGGTGTTAAATCTTTACCATCGGGAATATTAATAATATAACCAAAAGATAAACCATTTTTGATGTGTGAAACGCAATAGTTTGCAATTTCTTGTTCCATTTCGCAATAAGGGAAACCCTCTTTATATAAAGGGTCGCTAAAATAAGTTTTTCCCACTTTATAAGGTCGCCCAACGTAAACCTCAATATCTTTGTTTGATGTTCCATAAGCAGGGAAAGGCATTGCAGGATATTTATTCAAATCCGCAAAATCTCTACTATAAAAGTATTGTTCTATTTCTTCGTCTTTATTTTCAATTGCAGGAACTACACGCTCTTTAGGTAAATGTAAAATACTTCCTAAATCTTTTTTATTTTTAGCTTTAATTACTTGAAAAGAAAATTCGTTAAATACCGTAAAATCAGAAATCATTTTACGTATGTCTTTGTCTTTTAAAATAGTTTTAAACTTTAACCAATCTTTAGGGTTAGTGCGTGCGTTTTTTGCTCCAATACCTTTACCATAAGTCAAATCGATATACGAATTAATAATAGTTGCATTGGTAACACTACCATTATATCTATCGATTATGTATTTAAAATACTCGTTATTTTTTCCGTTCAATACATAACCTTTCGACTTTAACTCTTCTACTTTCGGAGCGTTAAAACCATTTAATTGTATCAATCTTATATCTTGTGCCATTATATCGCTTTTATTTTTCCTCTGTAAACAACAAAACCATTGCTAAAATCAATTAATTTAAACTGATAATTATCACCAACTTTAAAATCATAATCAAAAGTAAGTGTAGAAATCCCATTTGTTGAACTAACCTCTTTCCCGATATTCTCATTAACTTGTGTAAATTCATTATATAATAATAAACTAATATCCGAAATTTCACTTCGAAGTATTAATTTTATAGTATGCGTAGTATCGTTTGCGTTAACATATTTCATATTTATATAACTAAAAAAACCCGATTTTGTTACAATCGGGTTTTAAACTAATTCAAAAAATATTAAAGTAAAGCTATAAAATCAGCTAAAGTTTCAGCATTGAATTTTGGTGACAAACTTCCTGTAGTTGAAACACCTGTTAAAGTATATCCGTTCATTTCTGTTTTTGCTCCACCTGTATTTTGTGCTACCGTAAAATCAATTCCATCATCAATTCCAATTGCGTGACCTAAACCATTTCTGTCAATTACAACCATCATTGGAAAACCATAAGCCAAAGTGTTTAATTGTTGCGAAGTTACCGCGTCAATTTTCTTTAACGAAATAGTTGAAGTTTGAGTATTTACCGAAGTACCTGTATTTCTATCAGATACTAAACTCTCTGCAATATTATTACCATCGCCCTCAATTTCATATTCGTAAACTTGAGTTAATAATGGATTTATTGCCGTAATAACTCCTGCCGTAATAGTGAAAGGATTTGCTAAATTATTAAATAATAACAAACGCCCCACACCCCCTATATTTTGTTTACACGCTCTTAAACGTCCTGCCGTTATATCACAAGCCATAATTATAAATGTATTAAAAACCGCCCAAATTAATGAGCGGTTATGTTAGTATTATGCCGTTTTGTAAAGTACAATTTCAGCTCCGTAAGCGTATCCAATTGCACCTGTTAATACAACTTTCATTCTGATTTGACCGCTCAAATCTGATTCATCCATATCTTTAACTCTAATTTCGTTGTGGTCTGCTAAAAGTCCTGTAACGAATGTAACGTTTGATTTTGCATAACCTACCATTGTGTTAGCTGGTAACGCTTTAATCTCAGTTAAAGTATAACCATTGAAATCAAATTCACTTGGATTTGTGAAAGTTCCGTTAGAACGTGCAAACGAACCTTGTACTTTTTTCAATGCTCTTAATACGTTTGTTGAAACTCCAAGTACTAAGTCAGGCGCACCAATAACTTCATCAGGAACTGCATCAACAAATTTACCTAATTCCGCTTCTACGTTTGCACTTGTGATAGCCGTACCAACTACGTCAATTACAGTCGCATCTGCTACTAATTGAGGAATTAAACCGCCTAAATCTCCATCATTAGCAACTACACCATTCCAAATATCTACATCAACTTTTCTTGCGATTACTTTACCCATTTGGTCTAAAATAGCCGCTTGTTCTGTTGCTGGTAATGTATCGTTGTGAGCTGAAAATCCCATCTCTTGAGCAGTCCACAACTGTCTGAAATCTTCTTTACAAAGTTCAGATTCCCATTTGATTTTTTTAGGTGTAATTGGGTATTCAGATAAAGTGATTGAGCCTGTTGGATCGAACCCACAAACATAATCAACAAAACCCTCTGCCGTTTCTACTTTACGTAAAAAAGTAGTACTTACTACGTTTGGCAAAATAGTAACCAAACCTTGCGAAACAGTGTTCGCTTCTTTAATCATTTTTCCTACGTATTCGCCTGCTACGTTTCCGACGAAATTAGTATCGATATTCAATGTTGTTGCCATCTTTTATTTATTTGTTTAATTTGTTATTAATAAATTCCGTTAAGTTACCGCTTGACTTTAAAGTTACTTCGGTTTGTTTAATTCCTTTTGAAGCAGGTTGTGAACCTAATTCAAAGATTTGTTCTTGTGCTACTTTAAGTTCAGTCTGTACATTTTCTAATTTAGTTTCCATTTCTGAATACTTAATTAAAATAGATTTAATTGCGCTTTCAATTTCACTTGCAATTTTAGCATCGTTTGAAACTTTACCATCATTCTCTGTAGCCATTTCAGCAGGCATTTCCTCCTCTTCTTTTGGTGCTTCTAAAAGACGTGCTAAAACTCCTTCTTCTTCTACTACGTAAGTCATTCCTGTTTCGTCAATAATGTACTCACCAACTGGAACTGGTACACGTGTACCATCGTCTGCAGTCATCCAAAGTGACGCTCCGATTGTTGCCATTTCTCCCTCAAACTCAATAAACAAATCACTATCTTTGACTTTTAATTTACCAAGTTTAATCTCGACTTTCTTAGGCGTTAAAGCCAATAAGATACGTTCTAATAAACTATCTGTTTTACTCATTTCTATATTTGATTTTAAATTTACTTCTTCAAGTGATAATAAGGCATCTATTGAAAAGCCTTTTACCTTACCTGTTTTTACGTAA